TCTTTTCTATCTTTGAATTTTTTCTTTAATGCTTTAGGTTGTACTTTGTCCATACCATCACCATCATCAGAAACATCATTAGTGTTATCTTCTGCAACTTCATAACCTTTTTTCTTGTAAGAAGCTAAATCTTTTTTGTCGATTACAATTACATTATTGTTCTTAACAACCATAACTTCTTTTTTAGGGTCTTTCAATTGTCTTGGTTGTTCATCAATCTGTTCTACCATCTTGTAATATTTTTTAGCAATTGCATCTCTTTCTTTTTGATCTTTAGGATCAATAGAACCTGCTTTGTCATGTCTTTTGTTTATATCTTCAATCTTCTTTACTTCTTTTGGAGTTCCAAAAGACTTTGCAAGTTTTAATGCAAGTTCACCATGTTGGTTATTTTTCTCTAAATCAGCAACTTCTTTTTTAGAAATCTTTGCTTCTGACATATGATAACCTTTATTATCACAATGATCGCAACCTTCACCTTTACATTGTGGACACTCTACTTTGCCTTCTAAAAATTCTTCGACATCATATTGTTTACCACCAATAGTAAAAGTTTTTTCACCATTTTTCTTTGCCATTTTAGCGGCATAGATAAAATTGTTTTCTTTTGCAACAGTCTTAACAATAGCTTCTTCAAGACTGCCTTTTTTAGTATTAAGATATTTCATCTTGTTCTCCTAGTCTAATTTTCCGCCAGCCGAAACATAAGCAGCTATTGCCATTTTCTTTTTTTCTTCTGGTGTTTTGTTATCGAATTGTGGTGCATCAGATTTTTGAAAGTCAGATATCCATGCACCAAGTCCATCTGATACTTTTAATTTTTCTTGCATATCACCTTTACCATAAGCATAAAGTGTCTTTAAATAATCATGTGCTTTTGTTAGTTTGTTTTGAAACCATTCTTCCATATCACCAGTTTCTTTAACTCTGGATTCTATACCTTGTAAAAAATGTTGCATTGCACTAACTTGTCTTACTGCCATGGAAACTTCTTCTTCTCCACCAGTATCTGTTGCATCAATAGCTTCTTGTTTTTTCTTTACTTCTAGTAAAGTTTCTGCCATTGTTTTTGTGTATCTAGTCATTTTCTTTTTCCCAAATTTTAAGTTTTAAATCAGTAGTTCCTTTTAACAGTCTATGAAACTGATATGCTTTAACTTGATATAAGTTTTCTTTAACGAGCTCGATAGGATCTTCATCTTCTTTTTGCAGACTCCAACCTTCTCCTTCAAGAACAATAATATCTCTGTCTTTTTTATCTCTATGCCAGACAAGATCATATTCACTACAAGTTTGTTTAAATGTTCTAATGAAATAATCGTTCTCTGGTTTTTTATCATCTTTGTATATCTCTACCAAAAAAAGTTTCCTCCGCCTGATAAACCTAGTTGTTTTGCATATCTTGGTAATCTACACGCCCAATATGATGCTTTAGTTTTGTCTGTTCTAGTATCACACTTATGTCTAGCTGCAAAACTTTTTCTTGCTTCAGGGTCGTTTAATTTAACTTTAAGTCCTGTTGTATCACCCCAAGTAACTTTTTTAACATTACCTGTTGATGGGTCTTTCACATAAACATAATATTTTTTAGGGCCACCCCTTTTAGGTTTATTTAATTCAACATCATCTTCTTCAAACATTGGTGTATCTAATGCAACATTTTTACCTTCATATTCTGCATATTCACCAATATCACCTTCTAATAGTTCAATGTCAAATTTGTTATCGACTTTTAATTTATTTTCTTTGTATAGTTTTTTCTTTTCTAAAAAGTATTCAAAATACTTTTGAGAACCAACTCTGTAAATATTTGATTCAATTAAATCAGATTCTTGTTCGCAATCTTCACAACATGATGAACGAAACTCTGTAAATGATTTTACAGATTGACCAGGCGTATCTTTTTTATATTTGTTTGCAAGTTTATCAGTTCCCCAATCACCTGCACCACCATCTTCATATTTGTCTGATTTCTTTTTTGTTCCATCACTTCTTTTAATTAAACCTTTTGCTTTTAAATGTGCAACATCAGTAAATCCTGCTTTACCAGACTTGTATCTTTTCATTGCATCAGCAGTATTAACTTCTTCGCTCTTACCTTTGTGTTGTTGCCATAAATCTTTATCAGCAGTTGAACGAGTTTTACCACCAGTCATAAAAGAATTAACTCTTGCATGACCCCATTGTTGAGGAGTAGTACCTGGTCTGTGACCTGTTCTCCAAGCCGCAACACCACGATTGTAAACTTTCTTTAATATTGAGAAAGATATTCCAGACTTTTCTGCTTTCTTTTTTAGTGAAGAATCAGCAGATTCTTTATATAAATCAGGATACTTCTTTTTCATTGCTTTTGTGTATTTTGATAATTTAGTTTTTGCACCCTTATCACCAGGCGCTGGTTTGTATGCACTTGGGTCATCATCAGACTTACTTGCACCTTTTTTGAAATGTGCATCTCTTTTGTCTTTTGTAGACTTTGACATTTCATCACCATCAGCATCTTTTGCAAAATACTTTGCAGGTTGTGTTCCTTCTTTATCTTTTACATCTTTATCTTGTTTTACATTCTTTTCACCTACTGGAACACAATTAGGAACTTTCTTTCCATTCTTATCTTTCATTCCAACTTGTTTGTAACCAGGCCAACAATCTTCTTTTAGTTGTATTTCAAATAACCATTTCTTGTGTGATGTTCCATCTTCTTCTGCAAATACAAGATAGTTTGTTCCTCTACGAATTATCTCACCAGAAACTCCAGTATAAACATCTTCAACTATATCACCAATGTTAAAGATTTTATTTTCTAAATACATATCTCTTATAACATCTTCTTCAGTTAATGTAGGTGAAATTGTATTAAATGATTCTACAACTTTCATATACTTACGAATGTCTTTAAACATTTTCTGTGCATGACCAAATGTTTTTGGTAATCCAGATTTAAATGTTTCAAAATCATTTGATAAAGCTGCACCTCTCATTTTAGATGCAGACATACCTGTTACACCATCTGCATCAGGGTCTCTATCACCAGCAGAAGTTACAGTAACAGTTTTGAAATCATAAAATCCATGTCTACCTTGTAAACCATTGTACTTTGTTAATATCTTATGAAATTCTCTAATTCTATCTGAACCTACAACCATTTCTATATCAGTAAATCCTTTATTGTATAAAGATACTGCAATGTCAAATACATTCTTTTCTGTTCCTGCAATAATTTTCTTTGCGTGTTTTGGAAACATACTTCTCATATATGCAATCTTTAAAGATTGTGGTAATGGGTCTTTCTTTGTATTCTGTGAATGAGATGGATAAATGAAATAAGAATTACTACCTGCAACTTTAGAAACTTTATCAATAAGTTTTTCATGACCTATTGTTGGTGGATTAAATCTACCAAAAGTAAACACAGCTGTTTTCTTTTTTTCTTCCCTTAAATCTTTAAATGTTTTTAAAACAACTTCTTCTTTTTTCATTTGTTTTTCGTAGTTTTTAATTAATTCTCTTTCTATATCACGAACCTCGTTATCAATGTATTTTGCTTGATTTTTCTTATTTGGAATCTTCATTGCAAAATCAACCATCTTCTGTAACTTTTTTTGTAATGATGCACCTTGAGTTTTTACAAACGCATCATAGTCTTTTGTTTTAGGATGATTCTGTTGAAATCTTTGTATAGCTCGGTCTTTTGTTACCTTCATTTTTTATCACTCAAATTTTGTTTGTAAGTTTTCAATCTTTGTATTTCTTTTTGTCTTACTACTCTTAATAACTTCTTTGCAACTTTTTGTATAAATGCACCTTTAGTTGCAAGAATTCTGTTATCAAATGTAACTCTTTTTGATGCAGGCATTTGTGCATAATTCTTTGCAGACACACCACCAAACTTTTTAATTGCTAACATCTTCGCTTGTTTTCTTGCTCTTCTCATTAACTTTTCAGGTGTTGCCATTTTACCTCGAAGTCTTTTTAGTTTAGCTTGAAATGCAGATGATCTTGCCATTCTTCCCATACGAATACCTACTTTTCGTCTTTGTGCAAAACTCATTGCTTTCTTCTCTGGTAGTGATTGCATCAATTCTTTAAAAGTTTTCATTTACTTATCCCAATTTTTTATTGCCGTAAAGTTATTAAAACTAAATTCCATTCTGTCAACAAGTTTAACTGCATTTCCTTTTACTCTATCAATTGCAACATAACCTTCTGGATTTGTTACTTTGTATCCATTTGCAGTTTTGATAAATGTATCTGTTAACTGTCTAACATTATTTAGTTTCTTTACTACAGCCATTTTTGCATTGACAATGTGATTCTGAAAATCTACAATGTTTGATAAATTAACTGTATGTTTTTTTAATTCTCTTAATACTTCTGTCTTTTTGACTTTTACTTTTTCTTTACTTTTATCTGTCTTTAATTTATTCATCTGTTTATCAAATGCATTTTCAACCCACTTTAAATAACCTTGTGCGTGTTTCTTTGCATCTGATACTGGTTTACCTTCTCTTACTTTTGAATTGTTATATGTTTTTAAACCTGCACTTGCATACACACCAGTAAATGTATTTTGTAAATTTAAAAAACTCTTTAACAATGACGAATTAATTTTTCTAAAAGTTTTACCTGCATTTGATAAATGTTTTGTTACAATTGCAGTTTCTTTTTCAGTCATTGTTGCTTTACCTGAAACATCTTTATAAGTTGCATCATCAGTCCATACTGAAGATACTTTATTTAAATTAGATACATCTGCACCAAATGAAGCTTTCATATCTTGTAGTGCATCACCTGTGTAAGTTGTATGCCATACAACACCAACTTTTGCATTTTTAATTTGTTTACCTAAATCAGAATCTACTGGAACTGCATAAACAATTGTATTAGGTTGAAATGTATAATACTTTGTTCCATCTATATTTTCTGTATTAATATCATCTGATGTAAACATTAAGTCACCTTGCAAAACACCTTTAATATTAAGTTTAGAAAATTCTGCAAGTGCAACTTTAAATTTATCATTAAGTTGACCAGATAAATCTGCATCAATCTCTGCAACTGATTTATAAAGTTTTGGATTGATATTAAATACAGATTTCTTTGCAACAAAAAATTTATTATCTTCAGGATCAATGCCAGCAAATATTGCTGGAGCACCATCCCATTTTACAGTCATATTAATTGATGAACGACTAGAACCTGCTAACATATCTCTTAATGATTGAACAAAATTAATTGCAGCTCTACCACCATCAACACCATAGTTTAGAATCTCATCTTCGATATGTTCGAGATGTAAATTCTTACCACCTTTATCTTCTGTTAGATAATCAGAAAAACTTATCACCATTTTGGAGTTCCAATCGTCACATTTGGAGTATATTCCAATCCTATAGAATCTAGAAAAATATTAACACCTTTTTGTGCAAGTGTTTTAATATTTCCTATTACTCTTTTAATTACATTTTCATAAAACTTCTTTATCAGTTTTTTTGCAGAATCTACAAATGTAGAAAGTTTCTTTTTCAAACCACTAAAAATTCCTTCAGATAAGTAATATTGTTTTTCTAATTTATCCATTTCTTCTTTTAAAAATGGCATTTCGTATTCCATTGCAGATGCAATACCTAGTTTAATATATTTGCTTCTACCAGAACCTTTATAACTGACAGATATCTTATTTACTAGTGATGTATTCTCCTCTGCATATTTCATAATATCATATTCTGTTTTAATACCATCACTAGAAAATACTAATATTTTATTTGCAACATTTTGATCTGAACCAAAATAATTTGAACCAGAAGAATATTCTCCTGTGAATTTATACAATCCAGAACCTGCTTCATATACTATCCATTTTTTTAAATCTTCATTATCAGTAAAAAATTTTGTAAGTTCATTTTGCCAAGTTAGAGATTTAACGGAAGTATCAATAACTTCTGTAATTTGTTTTTTTAATGCTTCATCAGATAACAAATCTTTAGATACATTTTTTAAATATTTACCACTAACAGTAACATCTCCAACTTTATACTTGGAATCATTTGCATATTCATCATAATACACTTTAAGTTGCGCTTGACTAATTGGTGCAATACCACCAATTAAATTTTTCTCAAGATTTTTACTAAATCTTGTAGCACCAATCAAACCAAGTTCTGCTTTCAAATGTGCATCAACTTTCTTTTTATTTTTTTCTTTTTTAAGTATTTTATCTCTACGAGAACTTGAAGATACATACCAATCTTCAAAACTCTTTTTACCTTTTGCAACTTCAACATTTAAATCATTACGAGCAGTTTTTTTCATTTCTTGTTCTAGAATAGAAATTGCTTTTGCAAAATCTTTGTTATTTGATAAAGCACTACCAGTTGCATTTTCATAATGACCAACTGCGGCTTTTACAACACCAGCAGCTTCAGCAGATTTAGCACTCATTAATTGAGCACCAGCACCACTTTCACCTGATTTTTTTAAGGAAATGTAATTTTTTGAATTACCAAAGAAATCTGCTTTAGGAGTAACATCTCTTGCACCCTCATAATAGTTTTTACTAGCAGTTGCTCTACCAGAATGAACCAACATTGGGCCTCTATTTCCCATCTGGTCAGCAACTTTTTTGCCGATTTCTAATAGTTCTGGAGTTAGTTTTTGGAAGTCTTTTGGATCAATACCACCGTCAGAAAGTGCCTTATCGTGGTCGTTTGTTCTATTTAAGTTGTATTGATAACAAATTGCTATTTCTGTGTTGGTTGCACCAGATGTATCTGCTTCTGCCAACACATATTGTTTGAAAGTTTTCATCTTTTACACCTTTTCCATTTATACAAATAATTACAAACTATTTATAATAACAGTATCTTTGAAAGATGTCAAACTTTAATATCAGAGAATTTTTCGTAACTTCTAGACTTGTCAAATAGAGGTTTATCGTCATCTTGACCGTTATCTATGATATCGTCTTGTGCTTCTTGTTCACAGTCATAGAGTTTCATTTTACCTCTATCAACACCAATAACGAATCTTTTGTTCATATTAGGGTCATTATAACGATTCTTTAACTGTTTTACCATTATTTGATTAAGTTTTTCGAGCTCTTCAGTAGAAATAAGTGCAAACATGAAATCAGCCGTAGCAGGAAGAGCAAAAGATTCTGATGTATCTTCCATTCCAATGTCGCTGTTTGAATACCCGCCTCTAGTTGTTTGTGTCGCAGAAACAATCGGTAGATTATTCTCAACTGCCAACCCTCGAAGTTCCTCTGCAATCGCTTTAATATAGAAGTAACTACCCACATTTGCATTTCCTTTAAATCTTGATGATGCACAGATATTTAAATAATCAACAAATATAATATCTGGCTTAAATGATTTCTTTAGTGCAAGTTCTTTAATCAATGCACGAAAATGACCAGCATGAGCAGATGCAGTTGGATATTCTTTAATAATCAATCTACCTTTAGTTTTAGATTGTATCTTTGTCAATCTATCTTCAAACATCTTTTTAGGTAATTGATGTAATTCATCCATTGTGACATTCATTAAGTTTGCATCAATTCTTTCTGCAATCTTTTCTTCAGCCATCTCTAATGTTATATATAAAACATTTTTACCTTGCATTAGAAGTGATGATGCAAAGTGACACATGAATAATGATTTACCAACACCTGTACCTGCAAGTGCAACATTTAATGTTTTTTGTGGTAAACCACCTTTAGTTATTTTGTTAAAATAATCTAAATCAAATTCTATCTTTTCTTCTTTCTTATGATAGAATTCAAATCTTCCTTCACCATCATCAACATAATCATGACCAATGTGTTGGTCAAACCCAACTGATAGTGCATCAGATAAAACATCTGGTATTGCATCTATTTGTTTTTGTTTATCTTTACCATCAAT